CATGCATCATAGACACATTATTGCAGACGCGAGTTCCGCTGGGGTCCCTAGGGACCCCCGCGTTCGTTCCCGGTCTTTTGACCATTTGCGCAACGCTTTTGTCGTTGCGCTCACGGCTTCTTTTGGAAGCCGTGCTGCCCGTTATGGGCAGTCGCGTCGATTTGTCGACGCGCGTCTCAGGATTTTCCTGAGACGGGGGGACTGTTATCTTTTAGAGATTAAGTCCCTTTTGGCTAGGCTATTTTCTCGCCTAGCTGAGGGAGGATTTCTAGAACCCGATTTAATGGGTCAGATTCTCCCCCGTTCCTTCATTCATTGTAGGAACCGTAGTCGGCTTTTACAGTATTGCCGACTTGGTAGGGCTTTGCCCCCACCATCGCAAGAGCGTACTCTTGCGGCAGCCAAGAAGAAATTCTTGGCTGATGTGACCTCAGGTTCTGAGGTCCCTGCTCTCTGGAGGAGGACTCGAGAGAGTATTCGAACGGCTCTGGATCCGATTGTTCGGGATCTCTTACCGCTCGACACCTCCGACTTTGTCGGAGGGGCGTCGTGCCTTGGCACGACGAGGGCCTCAGGTGGGCGCTCCTCCCTTTTGTTGGGAGAGACGCGCTCGGCTGGAGGCCGTTTAAAGCTACCAAGATTTGGTAGCCATTCTGCCCTAACTAGGGTAGAACTCTCTCCGTTTATCGAAGAGCGGAGGCTGATGACTCAGCCTCCTCAGAACAAATCTTGTTCTGTCCTAGTACCCGAGGTTGGGTGCAAGGTGCGGATCGTCACTAAGAACGATCCAGACATCGTGGCATTAAGCCACGTTGTACGAAGGACTTATTTTCCTGTCCTTTGTGAGTCCGAATTTCATTCGGTCTCGGCCAGTCTGGTTGACCAGGGCCTTCCGACGATTTCATTCTCGAAGTCGTCGGGAGACCGTTGGGTCTTCTCGGCTGACCTCCGAGCAGCTACTGATCTGCTCGGTCGCGAGTCTATCGACTACGCGTGTTCCCTTTTAGGGATTTCCCCTCTCCTAGTTTATGGAGAGGAGATTGACGGTGTTCCCGTCAACCGGGGGACCTTTATGGGTCTCCCGGCTTCATGGACGATTTTCTCGTTCATCCACTACGCGGTTTGCCGCCTAGTGTCGCCAGAACATGATTTCCGGCTTCGGGGCGATGATCTAATCGCCCTTTGGACCCAATCTCAGATTGGTTCCTACAAGTTGTTAATTAACAACTTGGGTCTTCAGCTCAATGAGCGGAAGACTGTTTGTACTCGAAGATTCGGTACATTCTGCGAAGTCGGTTACGACCTCGTAGGCGATGTGTTACATCGCCGGCCTGAGTTTTCTCTCAGGTCCTTTGTCAAGGGTATTCCCCTTGCTCCTGAGCAGTGGCTTTTGCTGCTCAGGTCTGGAGTCCCTCTTTCGGATCTCCATAGGTTGACACGGCGATTTTGCCGTGGTCTTTGGAGAGCTGCAAAGCTCACCAAAGTTGACGCCTTTGCGGCGCCTTTCGTGGGAGGCCTCGGCTTCCCGCCTCGGGACCTATCTTTAATGGTCCCGCCACGAGTGTCTTCACTCGTGCGTCAGGCGCATAATGGGATTTCCCCAGTTTTGCCCCTGAGGGACCTTGAAGGCCCTATTACTCGGCAATACATTCGGTATGCTGAGACTGCCCGCTTTACTGCGGGTGAGCCCCACGAATTTTCCGTGGAGCTTCTGGATACTTTTAATGGTATCCTTGGACGTACCTTTGGCCGGGCGGCATTTCTTGATGCTGCCTTCGGCCTTTCGAGGCCCGTCCAATCCGACTCTCATTTTCGGAAGTGTCGGAACCTCGCCGCATGGGTTTCGCGGCGAGTGAGGGAAGGCCTTCCACGGCCTTTCCCAACAACGTACATGAAGATGTACGAGGTCCAGAGTCGTTTGACTCTGTTTGATCTTGGCGAAATCGCCATGATCACAGGCCCCTCTGGGGCCTGGTAGGTGGTCTGCCACCAGGAACGGAGCGGTTGCGGCATTATCGATGCTTGTGCATTTGAGTGCCCGTCGGTTGGAGTACCTTGTAGGGAAACAAGCGGGACGTGCCTGGCTAAGAGAGAGCCTGCAACAGCAGCTGCACCGCAGCTTAACTTACGGTAGGAACAGTGCGCTGATC